GAAGATGATCTGGCGCAAGATGTGCATAACGCATCGTCATCGTCAAACTGCTGTGTCCTAGGATTTTCTGTAACACCAAGATATTTCCGCCATTCATCACAAAGTGACTGGCGAAGGTGTGCCTCAAAACATGTGTGAGTTGCCCTTTGGGAAGCGTTAAACCCGCCTTCTCTACTGCAATGCGGAATGGGTGATACCCTGACTCAAAGAATCGTTCAGCAAGCTCTTTACCGCTTCCATATCGCTTTATCAAGTGCGCATCAAGCAAAGCAACCAAACTATCATCAATCGGCACTGAACGATTCTTACCTGATTTCGTTCCGGTAAATTGAATCTGGCCGGCCATTACTTGCGACACGCGCAATCCTTCTGCCTCACTCCACCGCGCGCCGGTCGCCAAGCAAACTTGAGCAATCAGCAAAGCATCATCGGATAGCGCATTGAGCAAATGCCGTATTTGCTCAATACTCAAAAAAGAAAGTTCTCGTTCGGCAATCTTCATCTGCCGAACATGAGCAAGTGGATTGCTACCTTTCCAGTGTCCAAGTCGTCCAAGCTCGTTAAACACTGCGCGCAAGTAAGCGTGTTCACGGTTCAGATTGTTGGGTGAAATTCCATCGGCCAAGCGAGTAGCTCGATACTCCGCAAATTTTTCTGGCCGGAATTGATCTGCGTAAGGATTTCCTAGTGCTTCACAAAGATTCTTTAATCGACTGTGTGTGTCTTTACCGGCTCGCAAATTCACGCCGTGGTGCTTAAACCATAATTCAACGAGCTCCGACAATCGCCTTCCGTCGTGTCGTGCAGGCTTCCACTCTGGTGACTGTTGCACCTTGGCTTTAATCCAAGTTTCCCAAGCCATCGCCTCTGCCTTGGTCGGTAACGTTTTGCGAAACCGCTTACCTCCGCGTCCCGCTGGCTGAATATCAACATTCCAGCCTGAGGGGGTTTTACTGATTGCCATTAACGATTTTTTGGCAGTCTATGCATAGTATTTTGTGTTTGAATTTTTCTCTGTTTGTTAAGCAGTATTTTGCGATGTTTATAGTTATTGTTTTTTCGCAATTCTCACAGGTTATTTTTCCTTCTTTGTAATCTTTGGCTGCCTGTATGTTCTCGTTTTTTTCGGTTTCGTTTTTTCTGCGTTCAACAACGTATGGTGCTAGATGAGCTGTTAATTCTCTTGCGCTTGGTATTTCATCGGGCTTAAAAATTATTAGTGGTATTCCAGCTTGCTCAAGTGTGGCACGCTTTTTTTCATCACTTGTTTTTTGCTCTTCTTTTTCGTGCATTGGTCCATTTAGTTCAATTGCCAAAACCATGCTTGTGTCTTTTCTACATAGTAAAAAGTCGATGCTCTTTTTGCCTATTTCGTTGATTTGTGTGAACCCGTTTTTTTTATTTTTTTGAATGTGAAAAATTTGCGACATGCTAACTTGAGAAAACACGATGAAGCTAGGAGCGGCTTCACATAGCCTACTGTATAGCAGTTGTTCACTTTTATTCAGAAGTTGAAATTTATCCATGTATTGCGCGTGTCTTTTTTCTTCCAATTACGTTCTCCTAAACCATTTTTGAAAAACTTTTTGTGCGATTAACTCGCCTTTTTTACTTTTTCCAATTCCCGCGCGATTCTTTCTAGTATTGGACTTGTGTGTCCGCTTTTCGTGTCAGTTTTTCCTGTCATTATCCAGTACGCGTATTGCGGCCATATTTTTGCAATGGCTTCTAGCATGTCTTCGTTGGCTCGCTGTTTTTTTGTTGCTAGGTTTTGCCATGTTTGCCTTTTTATCCCTGTGATTTCTTCGAATTGCGAAAATTTTCTGTGCGCTTCTGTTGAGCAATCAATTAACTCAATTATTCGGTCTTTTATTGTGTGATTGCTTGACAAGTTATTTTATCCTAGTGTATTATTTACATCATAATGTACATAGTAACGTATAGTGCTGTATAGCTGCTCTAACGAAGAGGTTTCGATTATGAACGCACCAACCCAACAAGGTCAATTTTCGCCACAGCTTGCGCCTCATGTGTTTGCCCTGCCGTTAATTTCACCTACGCGTTTTTCTGAACTTTCGGGTGTCCCTGAAGGCGTGCTTCGCGGCTGGTTGGCTAAAGGCTACATCCCAACTTACTCAATCGGAAAGTACACCCTAATCAACCTTGCATTGCTTAATCACATGGCAATGCAGAAAGCACCATCTTTGTAAAAAGAGTTCCACCGCCACCAGTCGGACACTGGTTTAACCCTCGAAAGGAAACAAAATGCTCTCCCTCACCGCAAAAATCATCAACGTATTCCCTACTAGCGAATTTACAGACAAAAAAACTGGCGATGTCACACCAGCTGGTCACAAAGTTCAAATGCAATATGAAGAACCTGTAAAAGCTGGCGGCTTCAAAGTTGTCCTAAAAGATATGAACGTCCGTCTCCACGGTGAAGCTTATCGCAAGTGTATCGACAAGGTCGTCTCGGTTGCTGTTGGCATTTGGGTTGACACTGAAACACGTAAGCCAGGTCTCTATATTCCCGACGGCACGTTGCCAACGGTTATCAGCGTACTTAACAAACCAACTTTGTAATAGGGCTTTTATGGCTACCGCTACAAGAATTGAGTGGGATGCGCTGTATGTTAATAAAGCGGATGGTTATCTTCTTCTTGCTTATTACGTACTTCTTGACACTAATTATCCAGAAGTTGCAGCAATTGTTTTGCAAGCACGTGAACAATTGCGTGCTTTGGCTATTTTGAAAAATTCTGATCATTTTTTGCCATGAAACTTCTTCCACCCAGCGAAGAATTGCAACGCTTTAAGCCGAAGCAGGAGCTAGTTCTCCCGCCTCGGCTTTTCCGTCAGCTTCTTAACCCTCTCAAGCAAACTGCTCATCTGAACCAGTTTGCTGAGGATTATTCTGAATTTCATTCAAAAAACTGCATTGCCACATTCTGGGATAACGACAATAAGTGTGTAGTTAAGCTAGATTTAGGCTACGTTAACCTAAGAACGTTGAATTTGTATCGTGCTGCATCCTCTGTTGCGGAGCTTCCTTGCCAAAACTCAAACGAAGTTTCGCAAGTAGTCAGCCTTTCGAGGGTAGAGGATGCAGCATCATGCGAACTTTCTTCCAATGATGAGAATTGTTCTCATCTTCTTTCAGCTCAAAAAGTTCCGGGTCCGTATGTAATACCCGGACAAATGGCAATGGGTTGCCGAAATACCCAAAAATTAAGTGGCGTACAAACGCTAACCGGTTAGCAAAAACATGTTAATCGACTGGCTAACTTTGCGAATAAAACTTGACCAAGCTGAAATTGGTCAAAACTTGCTTGATCGCATCCTAGATTGCATGGGTTACACCTTCTGCGTCGATTCAGACGGGAAACAACTCTGGTGTAAGCACGCGTTGGACATTGACAAGCTACGTTCCGACTCACAAGGGCTGTATTGGTCAATTACCGCAGACGGACAAAGCCAACGCTACTTAACCATCGGCGCAAGCCCTTCCAGCGTTGAAAACGAAGGCTTGAACGTATTTGGCTCAACCGACATTCAATACTGCTCAACCATCCTCATAGAACATGCAGGAAAGGCACTACAAGCGATTCTTCCCAACTGGACGAACTGGCAATGTCGTCGCTTGGACATAACCGCAAATTACGATATGGGCAACGCGGCGCAGGTCAAGCAAGCCCTCCGCTTGCTTCTTGGCACAGACGCACCGCGTCGCCGCTCCAATAGCGATACTAAGGGTGGCGATACTGTGTACTGGAATCCAGCTAGTGATTTGCAAGCTGGTAAGGCTTACCACAAAGGGGCGCATCTGCGCATGATGGCGCGTAAAGGTAATTTGCTCCTTGATGATGAAACGCTTGATTTAGCTGACAACTTGCTCAGGCTTGAGCTAAAACTTGGCGCGCGCTGGTTTCGTCGTTACGAACAGCAAGATGGTGATGACTGGCACACCTTGACCGAATATGAATTAACTGAAATCCACCATAAATTTTTTAACCAGCTGATTGGTGGCGGCTTGGAGGTACATGATATGGGAACACTACTCACTGAACTTGAAAAAGTCTGTCCAACCAAAGGGCGCGCACTTGCGGCGCATCGCACTTGGGCATTGATTAAAACGGTTGGCTATTCACAAACTAAATCTAGTATGCCTGCTAGAACATTTGGTTTGCATTCTCAATATTTGCGTGCCGCTGGAATATCCAACGCCGACCTCTGCTCTGGCATCGTCATTCCATTCCGCCGTCAACAGCTCGTTCTCAGAGAACCTGTAATAGCGTGGTCTCAAATTAGGGTGGCAGCATGAGCATCCTAAAACTCGATGTTATCTACATCACCCTATGCTTCATCGCTCTTGCGATTGTTGCCATTTATTTTTAACGAATTCGCGGATAAATACCGCGCATGCGCTGCCAGTCGCTCACTGGTTTATTTTGAAAGGTAAAAAAATGAAAAACTTCAAACTTCTCGGTGCCGTTTTTTTGGCTTCTGTCCTTGGTTTTGCACCAGGTGCATTCGCCGCTGTTCCTGCATCTGTAACAACCGCGATCACCACCGCTGAAACAGACGTTGGTTTGGTTGGTGCTGCGATTCTTGGCGTATTAATCATTATCGCCGGATTCATGTGGATTCGTAAGGTAATGCACTAAGTTATGGCTTCGGGGTTTTTGGCTGGTGGCAACTGTTTCGATACTTCTGCTCAAGCAAAGGATTGGTACTTCAGTTCAAAAGCCCCGATCTTCTACATGTCGGGTACTACCTACAACATCACTCAGTTTGTACAAATCAATGGACTCTGGTATCAAAAACAAGACAACATTTCCGCTACTGGTGTTGTTTCTCCAGTATTTTCTAGGCTCGCTGTTTATCCTGGCGATGTTTTTTGCACTGCTCCGTATGAATATTATTTTGACGGTGTTGCCGTAGGTATGGGGCTTCTCGGACTTTGCGCTATTGCTTGGTGCGCGTATCAAATTAGGCGCGTTCTGCGTTGATTTATGACTATTGGATATTTTGCAGCGGGACAATGTTTTGATACTGCTCAAGAGGCTAATGACTGGTATTTTTCTTCAAAGCTGCCTTTAATTGTTGCATCTGGCACTGACAAAATTGTTACACAATATCTACAGATTAACGGCCTTTGGTATCACATTAATGACAAAATTACTAACGCAAATATTATTCTTCGGCAATGGACTCATTTAGCCGATTATCCATCTGTTCCTTTCTGCCTATCGCCTGCTGAACAGTCATTTGACGCTGAGACATTAGGCTTTTTTCTCCTTGGCTTGCTCGGACTTTCACTGTGTATTTACCAACTAAAAAGGGCTCTTAGATGATTCCGGCCATCTATTTTCTTTGCGGCGTTCTTTCATGTTTATTACCCGCTTATTACTTGTTTCGTTGATATTTTTATCAGCTAACTGTTTTGCTGTTGGATCAGGTCAACAGCAAGTTCCTTTTTCTGACACTGCTTTTAGTGATCTTGATAATTATTTAACCTTTTGTGGTGTTTATTTTTTTTTAGGGATAATTTCATGCGTGTTGCCAGTTATCATCATTTTTCGCTTATAGCATTTTTGTTATTTGCTACCACATCACATGCTTTTGTGATGCCAAAAAACACAGGTGCATTACCTGTTTATGGTGGATGGATGCCCGGCACTTCTGCTCAGTATTCTGCTGCTGCTTCGACTGCCGGAACTCAGGCAGCAATCAAAGAGAGTTTGGCTTTCGATGTCACCACAGCTCAAGGTAAAAGTACCGTTAATGCGACGGCTGAATATGTTGCAGGCTCCGGTAATGGATCAGTAGTTTCCAATGCTGCCAAGGCTGCGCTTGGTGTTGGTACTGCTGTAGCTGCATATTCTGGTGAACGTGAACAGTGATTCTGCTCGAACGTGAACGCCGGAACGGCGTGTTGTGCTGGTGGTTGGTTTTTACTTCAAGTGTTCACGTTGGGTCAAGTTTTTTTGGAATTTCGCATG